AGATTGTTGTTTAGCTTGTCCTGGTCTTAAACTTGCTTCTATTTCTGCGAGACTTGTAGGTGAATCTTGAATACTAGACTTTATATATTCCCAATTAGTTGATAAATCACTATGAATCTTTAATTGATCCAAAGATGGATCAATATTTTTTCTATATTTTGCTTTACCATATAATGGAAATAAAAATTTTGTCATTACATGAGATGTGTATCTTATGAAAGGATCACGTGGATTATCCGGATAATATTCTTTTACCATCATAGCTATATTTCCTCTTCTTCTTTTACTATTACTTATCCATCCATAAGGATTCTGATCAGTTCTAATACTATATTCAAACTTCCTATTAAATATTTGTTTTAATTCACATGTATATGGTATATAATCGCTATTTGTTTCTGGATCTTTATCATGCATTAAATTACATATCAAAAATAAATCAATTGATTTATTTATCCTTCCAAAATTTTTAGAATCTTTAAAATTGGTAGATTCCGAATAATATACTAAATTACTTAATTCACATCCAGGAGAAATTATATTACAATTCGTTTGACATGCTAAGTTAATAAACTCCATGGATTTTTCTCTAATATGACAATTAGAATAATCAATAAACACAGCAATATATTTAGTTTTTAATATATATTCTACACCATCTATATTATATATAATATTTATTTCTTTATCTAAAGTTTTTATTAATATATTACCTAAATTTGTATCTTGATGAGTAAAAATATTTCTTAACATATATAATGTTGAATAAACTTGAAATAATACTGTATATAAATTATAATCTAAATCTTCTAAAAAAATTTGATCTCTTATAATATCTTGAAAACGAGTAGAATTAGAAACATATTCTGTAAATAATCCGAATCTTTTGTTCATATCAGGATTACAACTTTTTATTATTTCTTCTTCACTTAAGACAAATTTATATGAAGTAATCATATTATCAATTTGAATTCTATTTTCATCTTCATGTGTATATGCTTTATCACGAATATTATATCCAAATGTATATACAAAATTAGGTAAATATTGTTTTAAATTATTTATAGTTAGTCCGTTATTAAATTCATAAAACATATTTGTATGGGGATGCGTTTTTTGAATTTCGTTATATACATACACTTTATATACAATATCAAAAGTATTGGAAGGTTCAGGTTCTAAAGAATGATATCTTATCTTAAAATTTTTAGAAAATGGATTATCTACTAAAGTATCTATTTCTTCATTACCTTGAGATTTAAAATCGTCATATAATAATAAAGTTAATAATTTATAACTTGTATTATATTTAAAAAAAAAATCAGTATTGTCAGCCATAATATATAATATAATTATATATTATATTTTATATTTTATATTTAAAAAATTTTATAAATCTGATCATGAATATAATCTACTTGAGTCATATCTTAAAATATCTTTAAAACTAAATTCATAATTATTTAGCACATCTTTTGGTTGTTCTATATCATATAAAATACTTAAATATATATCCTTTTTTTCATGTGTTCTTAAATAATATCCAAATATATGATATAATGTTCCCTCATTTGGTATGTATTTATTTTTTAAATTCAAATCTAATTTATTATCTAATACCATATTCATGGCCTTCTTAAAATTACCACTTTTTATTTCTAATGAACATTGATAATATAAATCATTATTTGCTTTTCTATTATATTCTTCGTTCTTTTGATTCATAGTAATTTCTATTTTATTATTAAATATATCAATCGGCACTAATATATACGAATTATCATTTTTTATTAAAACATATTTTGATTGATTTTTCTTCATAAAGTCATCAACTCCTAATATAACTTCTTTAAATTCGAAATCATCTCCAACAATTATTGTATCTTTATAATCAGTACTAATACGATAAAGAAAATTATATAATATCTTTCGATTTTTTATAAAATCAATAAATATCATATCTGGAATTATATTTTGTTCTAATAAATAATCATATCCCACAAGAGCATCTCCTTTTATTAATTCAACATTACTATATTTCTGCATTTTCTTATAAACTGATTCTAATCTTGGATATTTTATATAAAATTTATCAATACCTACCCCACGAATAGTATAATCACTCTCAATTATACTTTGAAAATAATCAACACATACCAATTTACATAATGGATTGTGTTTTTTTATAAACGAACTTGAATTACCATACCATGATCCAAATTCAAATACTGTATTTAATTCATATAATTTTGAAATAGCATATAATGTAGATTTTGTTCCACTTGATAACCATCCATGAGATGATTCATAATATGGAATTGGTTCATTAATAACATCTATTTTTATAACATTATTACGGATTAATCTATTTTGATTAATTAAATTAGCTGATGATTTATTTTTATTTGGCTTCGAAGATGTTGATAAAGTTGTCAATAAAACCTTAATATTCTCTTTTATTGTATTCACCAAATCTATTTTATTAGTTAAATCAATCATTTGAAAATGAATCGGATTTAAATATATTTTGTTATTTAAAACATCATGAATTGGATAATATGGATATACTTCATACTTATCATTTTTATTAATTTTTAATTTTGTTCCTAATGTAATTGAATATATTTTATAATCATATTGAGGAATAATTGGTATAATCTTTGATATTACTTCTTCTGTATATTTTTTATCATCAAAAATATCCACATTATATTTATCTAATTTTAATTTTATATCATGTAAATAAGATATATAACCAATCTTTTTATAAATATTATTTGATACTTTTTCTAAAACTTTATTTTTTATTTGTTTAGAGATTTCAGTTGATATTTTTGATGATAGCTCGGATGATGAATTAAAAAAGTATAAAAATTTATTCATTCCTAATTTATTTATAGAATTATTAATATTATCAGTTAAATGTTGAATAATTAGATCATATTTAACATATGTGTCATATTCAAAATCTAAATTACCAAATCTTTGATTTTTTAAATATATTTCTAATACTTTATTTACTAACAGCAAATTATTAGAATAATCTGTTTTAATATATACAATACTATTATTAGAACACAAATCATATAAATCATTATAAGGTTTATATTTAATATCTAAATATGATGGTTTAATTGGTATATTAATATTATATGCTATATTTGCTACTAAACTAATATCAATTTCTTTTTTTATATTAATACTCTTCTCTATAATTTCATGAATTATTTTTGAATAAAAATCAATTTCTTTAATTACAAAATTTTTATTAATTGATGATATACCTAATTCTGATATTTCATCAATATTTCCTAAAGTTATAAAACGATCTAATTTTAATTTGTCTTTTATAAGATTGTATTTATCTTTACTAAAATTTTTACATTTTAAATATGTCGTACTAGATATAAAATTATGTAAGATTGGTCTTTGAAGAACACATTCTTCAAATAAATATGATAATATTAATATAATATCTTTTGTAGCTTCAATTTTAAAATGAGATAATAAATACGAATAATTTCCACCATTCTTTAAATACTCTAGGGTCTTTAATTTATCAATATTTATTTTTAATCTCTTCTGTTCAATTCTATCATCTATTAATTTATTACCAATCGGATCTATATGATATATACCTATACTATCATACGTATTATTATTTAGTAATAATATATCTTCATATCTAATTTTTGTTTTAGTATTATTTAATATCTCATTTTTTGTAATATTTATTTTATCTGAATTAGATGTATTACCGACCGATAAAATATTTTGATTAAAATGAGGATCATCTTGCTGATTAAATTGATATGTTGTATATTTTACTTTTGAATCCCTTGATAAGTTAGGAATTTTTTTTTCAATATTCTTATCTATTATATATTCATTATCTGTTAATACTTTCGATATATTACACCATTCTGGATACTTCTCAATATTATATATTGGTGTATATTTTATTTCATATTTTGGTTGAGTTATTTCTATATTATTTATTTTAGATATTCGATAATTTTTTATTAAATCAAATTTATTTAATATTTCTTCCATATTATAATTTATAAAAAAACAATAATGTTAATCACGGATTTAATTCACAGTATTCTTCCCATGTCATTTCACTGAAATCAACCTCGCCAGCTTTAGGTTCTACTCTCACTTCGATTGTAATTGCTGGTTGTTTTACAACTTCTACAGGCTTGATAACAACTTTTGGAACTGGTCTTTCTCCCGTCTTAATAAACTTAATAAAGTCTGCTGAATCTCCATCCATCAATTGATCCATTATAGTCGGATCATTTTTTGTAATACGCTTATAGCGTTGGACTAATATATCATCTACTATTACTCCGCAAAAGATTACTACTCCTACCATATCTAATCCTCTTCTGCCTGCTCTGCCCATGGCCTGATGTGCGAGAGTATTATCAATCTTCTCTAGTTGCTCTCCATTCATTCCTCCTAATAACATAACAGCTTTAATAGGATAATTGATACCCTCTGCCAAAATCTTATCAGCAAATGTAATAAAGGGATACTGAGAAATAACCTGCTGAAATACTCTCAATAATCCAGGATTCATCAACTCACAAAATAATAATAATCCATATTCTAATCCTAACATACATGGATGATCATAATCAATCGCATCTAATTCTTCAGGAACTACCATAGATACTTCATTTATATATTCAGCATCTGTCGTATTATTCTCATTGATATATGCTTTGGGTGTATTAGATAATGGAGATAATTCAACAGTTGATGTATCACCATTAATATTTTTCTCTCTTAATAATTCTCTATTAATCTTTCTCTTAATCTTTCTCATATTCTCTGGATCAATCTCAACCATTGTTAAACGGCATTCTTGATGGATCGCATATTTATTTCTCAATGATAATCTATTTGCTGAACTATATTTATCTAATTGCTCCTGAACAAAGGCTCTTCTAAGTTTCATTATAGAGTCAGTAGTAAGTTTAGCACCATACATTTTATTAAATGTATTGATTGATACTTCTTCAATAGGTGTCTCTAAATATTCATCATAAAATTCCTTTAATTCTTCAATAATTACTTCATATAGCACTTCTTTATGTTTATCAATCTTATCCTCTCTTGAAGCATATTCTTCTTCATTAGACGTAGAATCTTTCTTTGAACTATCTTTCTTTGAATTATCTTTCTTAGATTTAGATTCTTTTTCTTTTGTTTGCTCTTCAAATAATTCTAATTGCTCAAAATACTTTTTAATAATCTCTTGATCATTATTGTAATTACCATATATTAAACGACTACGGTCTTTCATTAAGGCAATTTGCTTGTTAAAACGATCCATGCACTTTTTGGAATTAAAATTAAATACTAACATTGGTTTCATAGACATATTACACTTTTTTAAAACCAAGTATAGTTCATAATCTGTTAATAGATCTAATTCTACTGGGTTATTACTAATAATACCATCTAAATCTTCATCGGATAATCCCTTTAACTTTTTAAAACCATCACACTCCATCTTATGAATATCATCTAATGACGCAAACTTTTGGACAGTTTCATCAATAGGCAAGATAGATGGAATCTTTTTGTAAAAATCAACAGCAATTTTTGGCTCTAAACCAATAAAATGCGTTTCTGGACTACGAATAGAATCCTTTGTAAGCCACTCTAAGGGATTTAATAACTTCATTTCCTTATTAAAAATACCATATCTCTTAATATTATAAAATCTACGATGCTCATTGATACAATGGATCTCTCCATGTAATATTGTTGATAACATTTGGGCAACTTCTTCAAAGTTAGGAATTGTAGCTGATAAACACATAGTTGGAATCTTATTAAAACCAGCATAATTTAATATATATTCATAATATTGACCATTATCATAACTAATCTTATGAAACTCATCCAATATTACATAATCTATCTTTTGAGGAATATCACTCATCTTAATCATATTATATAACTCTAAAGGCGTAGCAATAATAATATTATCTTCTGCTACAAATCTCTTCGCAGATAGGGACTGAATCTCAATACGAATATTCTTTCTAACTGAACCTGCTAATTTCTCACGATCTATCTGTGTAGATAAAATCATACCAGCTAATTGCTGAGCAGTTGGTTTAGTTGGAACAACATATATAACATTACTATTATTAAATGTAGCATATGTTGATAACAAAGTCTTACCCCATGATGTTGGTGCCGATAATAAGATATTCTTTTTCAAATCAATATTATGTAATGCTTCGTTCTGTTTTAATTCCAGTTTAAATTTATCATCCTTAAAATTCCAATGAGGCAATAAATTAGTAGCAAGATTATCAATTTGATATGAAAACCAATTAATAGGTGTAGAATTAATATAATCTACAATGAGCTTATCTAAGGTCTTAACCTTTTCATAGTTTATCAAATACAAATAAAATTGCACAAATAAATTTTTAATTTTTATTATTTCAATACTCAATGATAATATATCTTCATTTAATTTAGATAATTGATACTCTTTTGTACTTGTTAATATTTTATCATTATTCTTTTTAGATAATTGATACTCTTTTGTACTTGTTAATATTTTATCATTATTCTTCTTTAACTCCGCGTTTAGCTTATTAAGCTGAGTAACAATCTTGGTTAGAATCTTGTTATAATAATAATTTCTTAATTTAGAATCAGCTAACATTTTAACATTTTTGTAATAATTACTAATTAATTCATTACTATTATCATTCAAATTTAAATCATCCAAAAATTTATCCAAATAAGTCTTGTATAGATGACTATTTTCTTCCATTCGCTTATGAATTATAGTTTCTACGGATGATAATGCTGCTACATTAATAGTAAATATACTAACAAATTCATCTGATTTAGAATATGCGTTTAATATCTTCTTAACAATTGACTTTATCTTGCTTGGAGTTCTAATATTATTTTCAATCTCAGTTTTTATAGCATTATTAAGTATCTTTAACCTAATAATATTAATCAATTCAATAGATTTTTCATTTATATTTGAACTAAGTTTTGGATCAGATATAGGCAAAGAATTGAAAATATAAATCTCCCATAACTGCTTATATGATTCACTAATACTAAAATTATACTTATTTATAATATCAACTAAATTATTAAAAATAACAATCTGCTGCTTTTTATCATGAAGCAATTTTCCAATATTCTCAACTGAACTAAAATACTCAAATACCTTTAACTCAACCTCTTGTAATATATCATTTTCATCAATCACATTTACTTCTGGCTTTAAATCTGCTTTCAAAACTTGAGATCCTGCGAGCTCAAGTAACATGTCTATGACATCTTTACTACTCATTTTATACGTGTGTTATATAATAATATTTGACTATCAATATAATTATATTTATTCAATTTTTTGGATGATTTCATTAAATTCAATTCTTTTGCCAGATATAAAAATATCTTACTTTATTATCATCATCATATTTATAACCAATTTTTTTAATATACTTACAAATATTTAATTTTTCGACTGTTTCAAAAAAATTATCTAAAAATTTATAATCTGGGCGATCTTCTATATACCAACATAAATACCCAAATGGCTTTAAAAATTTCATTACCTTCTTAAATGACGGTATTAAAAACTTATATAACCAATCTTCTGATGTCTTATAATTACTCGTTGATTGTGTATCTGCTTGTGAATATATTTCTACTGTAAAAAATGGTGGTGAAGATACGCATATATCAAAGTAATTATTATATTGTTCTTCTTCAGAATATTCTTTCTCAAATGGTTTATAAATAACTTGATATGATCTGTAGTTAGATTTAGATGAATTGTAGGTTCCAAATAAATCATCCCGAAAATAATTAATTATTTCTGTATGTCCTTTAATCAAACATCTATTTGGATCATAGCCAACATATTCTTCAATTCCTAATAATAAAGATGCTATCATTCGATCACCCCATCCGGATGAACTATCAATATATTTAATATTTGTTTTATTACCAATCATCTCTTTTAAGATATGTATCAATCTTCTAAAATGTAATAATGAACAATTTGGATGTTTTTTCATATCATGTAATAATTGTTTTTTTTGAATTTGATTTAACTTTGTTGATTTTTCTAATTGTTTTAAATATATATCATATGGAGCAAAAGATGATTTTTCTACCATACATTTCATACGACAAGGATATATAAAATAATCAGTTATGCTACTTAATTTTTGTATATTTCGATCATACTTTTCTTCATAAATAATACCCTTTTGATCAGATGATAGTTTCTTAAATTTTAATATATCTTCCAATTTATATTCTTTTAATATTTCTTTAGGAGTAAGATTTAATTCACGATATATCGCTAATAAATAATTATCTATCTTTCTCTCAACTTGTTCTACATATTCCTTTTGAAGATTTGATGGTTTGGTATCAAATTTAAATGTATCTCCTCCATATAATATTTTATCAATATATTCGTCAAGAAATAAATCCATCTCTATAAATTATAATATAAAAAATAATTGAATAAAAATTGAAATTTTTATTAATATATGATTTTATATTTATATATAAACATACCTATCTTCCAGGTAAGCGCGTAAAATGAACACCGCAATGGACACCGCAATGGACATCGCAGAAAGAACTGCTGATTGGGTCCTAGAGCCTCCTCCGCGTTATCCACCACCTGGATTGGGCGGTGTTCGTATTCCTCGCAATGAAGTTCATTATCAGACACAGCAGCCAGAAATTTATGATCCCACTCAGAATGCTGATATGAATGTTCATGCTCCTGAGTGGGTGCCGCCAGCTGTCGCGCGTCAGTCTTTTTTAGATTTTTCGATTGATGAAGCTAAGCACAACCTAACACATGCATTTGCTTGTGCCAGGCAAGCAACAAAGATTGCGGAAGACGCAACAATTGCCGCAAAGATTGCGACAGATGCTGCGATTTCTGCCTCTGAGAGTGTTGAGAAAGCAGCAGCCAATGTCAGAGACCTACAGAGAATATATTCTTTTCACGCTCGAGAACAGTCTATTCAGGAGATGCCTGTTATAGCAGCTCGTGTTGTTCCACCCTCCGTAGCTCGTCCGATTCCTGCTCACACAGCTCGTGCTGTTCCTACCTCCGTAGCTCGTCCGATTCCTGCTCACACAGCTCGTGATGTTCCCACCGCCGTAGCTCGTCCGATTCCTGCTCACACAGCTCGTGCTGTTCCCACCTCCGTAGCTCGTCCCATTCCTGCTGCTACAGTTCGTGCCATTTCTTCTGCTGCGCATGGCACATCTGTTACTGTACGCCCTATGCCTGCGTCCAGTGGTGGATCTACAGAAATTTCAGCATCACCAATTGTTGCTCCAGTTAAGTTACGTCGCGGGACAAAAGAGTGCTTTGAGAAGCAGGCAGGCCGTCCGTGTAAGCCAAACAATGGTAAGCCATGTAAGTGGTGCAAGTAATTATCAGATTAATTTATAGTTTTAGATTCGGTTAAATTTAACCAAATCTAAATCAATTTCTTTCAAACTTAACACCAGGGCCAAACAGGTCACTGTATGAAAAAATGCCTCTTGCTTGATCACGCTCTTTTTGCCTTTGTCTTTCTGCTGCTCTTTCTTCAGCTTCTTTAGCTTCTTGTGCAGCAATTATTGCCTCTTCTCTTTTCTTATCTTCTTGTGCTTGAAAAATAGCTGCTACTCTTGCTGCTTCTTTTTCTTCAATCTTTTTTAGCGTATCCTCATCTGGAACTGTAGAGGTATCATCGCCATCATCTTCTAATTCCGTATCAACGTCATCAACCTGTTGAGCCGGAAGTAATTGGACAGAGGGGAGGGGTGGTGGAGGAGGGGAGGGGAG